GCGCTACTTCGATCCGACACTCTTACTCGCTATCAGGCTCACAAGATCGCGCTCGAATCTGGCTTCTTAACTGTGGACGAAGTGAGAGCAGACTTCGAGAACCGTCCACCGATCGGAGAGCCAGAGACAACTACGGAAGAAATCGAAGAAGCCGACGAACTAGAAGAAGTCGGAGAAGTCGAAGAAATTGAATTACCTAAAGAAGAACCGCTAGACGAATAGGATAAAGATATGTCTTTAGAAACTAGAAGATATGAAAGCGATCTAGAAGTCCGCGCCGAAGGCGACGGTCGGACTATTTGCGGAATCTGTGTCCCATACGACACCGAAACAAGAATCCATCCCGGCCTAGTCGAGGTCTTCCGAATGGGAGCATTCGAAGCCGTAACTCGCGCCGCTCATCGCGTAAAACTTCTACAAGGCCACGATCAACAAGTTCTCCCGCTAGGCAAGGCGACAACACTTCGCGAAGACAAAAAAGGACTATACGGCGAATTCCGTATCTCTAAAACCGATCTAGGCGATCAAGCTCTCGAACTTGTCCGAGACGGCGTTCTAACTAACCTCTCGATCGGCTTTCAACCGTTGAAAGATCGTAAAGCGGCTAACGGCGTAATCGAAAGACTTAAAGCTCATCTCGCCGAAGTTTCGTTAGTAACTTTCGGCGCTTACGGCGAAGCGGCATCCGTTCAAGCCGTCCGAGAAGTAATTGAGAAACCTAATCTCGCACAATTAGAGAACGTCTTAGCGAAGATCAGAAAATGAAATCGGCGTCCGTTACGGTAACGACCGAACCGACTCTACTAATCGCAAAAAATGAAACTAATCGCTACGTCTATCTTCACGTCGTCGGAAATGCGACGGTATTTCTTGGCGGCTCTGACGTTTCAACTAGTAATGGCTTGGCTACCGAAAAGCAAACTACGCCGCTAGAAATCTTCTTACCAATAAACGAAGAGCTTCACGGAATTGTCGAAACTATGACCGAAGACGTTCGAGTTTTAATCGGAGATTAGATCTATGCCGTATCGCATAGAAACAAATAATCCGGAATGTCCGTCCGGTTATGCCGTCGTCAAAGAATCAGACGGAAGTCTCGTCTTCTGCCACAAAAGCCGACGCGAAGCAAAAGCACAAATCGCCGCAATAGAAGCAAACGAAAACTATAGCGAAGCACCAACACCAGAACGAGCCGACTCCTATAAACCGACTCAAGAAATGAAAGCCGAAGCTAGACGCGGCCTCGAATGGCGTCGTCTCTACGGTCGCGGCGGAACCGAGATCGGAGTAGCTCGCGCTCGCGACATAATAAACGGCGCTCTTTCATACGACACCGTTTTAAGAATGCGATCGTTCTTCGCTCGACACGAAGTAGACAAACAAGGCGAAGGATTCTCACCTAACGAAAACGGCTACCCGTCGGCGGGTCGTATCGCTTGGGCTCTCTGGGGAGGCGATCCCGGTAAAGTCTGGGCTAATAAGATCATCTCTCAAGAGTCCGATCGGATGCTTGCAAAAGCGAACACCGTCGGACTACACTCGTAGAGACGACACCTCTAAAGAATTAGCGCCGCACCTCGACAAGATCGACACCCGGCCAGATCTTTAAGACACCTCGATAACACACATCGAAAAATCTAAAGGATTAAAACCGTGAACTTTCTTACACAACTACAAGAGAAGCGCAATTCAAAGAACGAACTCATCGACGCGACATTAAACCGCGCCGCCGAAGAGGATCGCGATCTCAACGAGATCGAAGTCGCTAACGTCTCCGCTCTGGCCCTCGAAATTGAGAAGCTCGACGCACGAATTCAACAAGTCTCAGAGATCGAGACGCGCAAACTTGCCGCTATCGAACTCGCTAAAAAAGTAGAAGTATCAACTCCAGAAACCCGTCAAGTAGGCGGATGGAAAGTAACTTCCGAAGAGCCGACCTATCACGCTCGCGGATCGTTCTCATTCTTGGCCGACGCGATCTCATCGGAGTTCTCACGCGACACAGACGCGACTGAACGAATCGCTCGCTACAACCGCGAAGTCAAGCTCGAAAAGCGCGACGTCGGAACGGCTAACTTCGCCGGCCTCGTAGTCCCGCAATACTTGATCGACCTTTACGCTCCACTCGCTCGCGCCGGTCGTCCGGTTGCGGACATCTGCCGAAAGCACACTCTCCCGGCTCAAGGTATGACGGTAAACATCTCGAAGGTAACAACGGGAACCGCCGTCGGCTATCAAGCTTCGGAGAACGACACAGCTACAGAGACAAACATCGACGACACTCTCTTAACTGTGAACGTGAACACCATCGCCGGTATGCAAGACGTCTCAAAGCAAGCGATCCTACGCGGCGCGAACATCGAGGAAGTAGTCCTCGCGGACCTCATCTCGGCCTATAACACAAAACTCGACGACGGCATCCTTAACGGATCCGGCTCAAGTGGCCAACCGACCGGACTCACGACGGCACTAACTCAAGTAGTTACGTTTACCGATGCATCTCCGACAGTCGGCGAGCTCTATCCAAAGATCGTAGACGGAATTCAAAGAGTTCAGTCGAACGTCTTTAGCGGCCCGAACTATATCATTATGCACCCGCGCCGCTTAGGCTTCCTCTTGGCCGGCGTAGACAGTCAGAACCGACCGCTAGTAGTGCCTAACGCCAACGGTCCGATGAACGCGATCGGCACGTTTAGCGGCCTCGGCTACGGTCAGAGCGGCCAATACTCGATGCTCGGCTTGCCAATTATCACCGACGCGAACGTAACAACTACGAACGGCGCCGGCGCTAATGAGGACTTGGTCTACGTCGTCTCGTCGGATGAGATGCACCTCTGGGAAGCTCCACAGATGCCGACATACGTTCGATTCGAACAGCCAGACGGCAAAGTCGCGATCCGAATCGTTCTCTTCGGCTTCTCGGCTTTCACCGCTCAAAGGCGACCGCTTGCCGGCGCTATCGTAGGCGGAACGGGCCTCGTAACTCCGACATTCTGATTCTCTTCTTCCGGCGACTAGCGGACTCCTTGTCTAGTCGCCGGAAGAACCTCAGATCTCTACTATGGGCTTCAATGTCGAAAAATATCGCGAAGCACTAATCGCCGAACGCGCCGGATATCTTGCAAAAGGTAAGAAGGACAAAGCCGCGAACGTAGATAAAGAGCTCGCTCGGCTCGACGGACTCCTTTCGACGGGACATAAAACACCGCGAGCCGAGCAGGCACCCATCGAAGCGCAAGAGCCTAAAGTAGTATCTAAAGTGAAAAGGAACGTCCCTAAAAAAAAGAAAGAGGCTTAGACGATGGCTATAACTAATGGCTATACGACCGTCGCTACGTTTCAGTCTTATACGGGAATGACGACTATAACGGCCGACGAAACGGTCAATATAGAAAAAGCGATCGAGTCCGCTTCAAGATCTATCGACCGGATGACTAATCGCCGCTTCTGGGCAGACACAAACGCGACCGCGAGACAATATCGAGCGACAGACTTCTATCGTCTCTTCGTGGACGATATCTCTTCGACTACCGGGCTCGCCGTCGCTCTAGATACCGGCGGAGACGGCACATTCGAAACGAGTCTCGTATTTAATACCGACTACATTCTCGATCCCGTAAACGCTCCACAATTAGAACGACCGTTCACAGTAGTTACTATGGTCGGAACGACGCTCTTCCCGTCTCCCGTTAATCTTCGTCCCGGCGTTCAAGTAACAGCCAAATTCGGATGGTATAACGGAACACCTCCAGACGACATCGAAGAAGCTTGCCTCATTCTTTCGACTGATCTCGTTAAACGTGCGTCAAGTGTCGGAGGCGTCCTCGGCCTTTCGGAACTTGGCGCTATCAGAATGTCGCCGCTAGGTCGCGACGTGCAAGCGATGGTCCGACCATATAGACGCGAAGTTCTCGCGTAACGATGGTCCCGTCAGACGTTCGAGACGGCGTAAAGACGGCCGTCAATATCACCGGATTAAGAGTTTACGACACGATCCCGGACGGCCTAGTCCCTCCGGCGCTCGTCATCGGTCAGATCGCTATAACTTGGGAATACACGCTCGCAAATAGCCTAGATCGAGGCTCAATCGACCTAATTCTCATTACCGGCAGAATGTCCGAACGATCCGCGCAAGACTACCTAGATAGCTTCTTGGCGGCGACCGGCTCGACCTCGATTAAAGCAAAACTAGACGCCGCGCCGACCTTACCGAAAAACGGCGTCGCGACGGTCTCAAATTCGAGAGTCGTTACAGCGACTCCGATCTCGGTTAGTGTTAGCGGCGTGGAAATGCTCGCCTACCGTTACACGATGGAGCTCTGGGGCTAATGGCTAACTACGTCGTCGTTTCGTCGCGTCTAAAAGCGTTCACTCCCGGCCAGATCGTAACCGACGAGGATCTAGTCGCCGTCGGAGTCGAACCTCTTAAAAGCTTGGCGATCGGCGCGATAACTCAACAACCTAAAAACACTAAAGCATCTAAGAAGTATGCTAAAACTATTACAGAAGAAACGGAGTAAGATAGAACTATGGCAACAGTAACCCAACTCGGAAAAGCTACCGTCTTCACGGTAGGCGGAACCGACTTCAACGATCAACTTCGCTCTATCACGATGACGAAGACTCTTCCGGCTCTGGACGCTACGACTCTCGCTTCGACTTATGTCGAGAACGTAGCAGGCTTGGAGAACTCCGAAACTACTTTCACTCTCTTAGGAAGCTTCGCTACAGCCGAAGCTATCCAATTCGCTTTCGGCGACGTCGGAACTACTTCCGTCATCGTCTACGAGCCACTCGCGGCCGCTCCCGGAGCGAGCTCGCCGAGGTATACCCACACCGGCGGCTATCTGGCTCAAGCTCCGATCGTCGTAAACGTAGGAGAGCTCGTCGAGATTACTTGCACCTACTCCGGCGGAGAAATTACTCAGGCCGTAGCGTAATCTAAAACGTGCTAAGAGTTCGCCTTACCGTCGAGCGGCGCGATGGAACTACATCGGATCTACCCGTCTACCCGCCGGCAATTATCGCATTCGAACGATGGGCTAAGTGTGGAATTACGGCCGCATTTAGTGGATCAGATACTCGAATGGAACATCTTTACTATTTGGCTTGGCTTGCCGACAAAGATAACGGGAATATCGTTAAGCCGTTCGAAGAATGGTCTAAAAACGTCGCGGACGTGGAAATAGGCAACGACCCAAAAGTTTAACGCGAGGCTCGTTTAGTGAATACATCGCCGAGCTCGCCATCGAAACCGGGATCGCGCCTAACGAACTGATCGAAACCTCGCCAGAGGTCCTAGATCTAATCTACGATGGGCTCGTAAGAAGAAAGAAACAAAGAGACGCGCAAGCAAGATCGAGAGCGAGATAAATCTATGGCGACGGGAACTTTCGGCTTTAGAGCAGGCCCGGCGGAAACTATCAAAATTGAAGGACTTTCAAAAGTGCAACGCGACCTCCGCAAGCTTTCAACGGATGCGCTTGATCTCAATAAAACAGAGTTTCTAGAAACAAATAAAAGAGTCGCGGAAATTGTTATCGGCGAATCTAAAAAATATGTCCCCGTTTTAACCGGAGCGCTCGCCGCGAATATCCGCAACGTCTCTACTAAAAAAGCGGCGAAAGTAAGAGCGGGAAGCGTCGCCGTCCCGTATGCCGGCCCGATTCACTTCGGATGGCCGTCGCGAGCGATAAAACCTAATCCGTTCTTCTATGACGCGATCGACTCACGCCGGAACGAAGTCGCTCAACGCTACGCCTCGCTCGTGGACTCTTTAATCACGAAATACGATCTAGGATAGTTATATGGCTAAACCGATTACAGTCTCCATCGTCGGCAACGCCGGACCATTAAAGAAAGCCGTAGGCGAAGCCGACACCGCTTTAGGCAAATTAGGCGGCAAGATCGGCAATCTCGGCAAAATCGCCGCCGTAGGATTCGCCGCCGCAGGAGCGGCCGCCGCCGTAGTCGGAAAACAACTCATCGCCGCCGGAGAAGCCGCTTCAACATCGAACGCACGAATAAAACAAATCGCCGACTCGATGGCTTTATTCGGCGACAACGCGAGCGCCGTTACTGATCGACTAGTCAAACTTGCGGAAGCTACAGCTCGAAATACGGGCGTCGATCAGAACGCGATCAAACTTACTCAAGCGAAACTCTTAACTTTCGGCGAACTCGCTAAAAGCGCCGGCGAAGTCGGAGGATCATTCGATCGAGCCACGAAAGCCGCGATCGACCTCGCTTCGGCGGGCTTCGGCGAAGCTTCAACGAACGCCGTTCAACTTGGAAAAGCATTACAAGATCCAATCAAGGGAATTACAGCTCTCGCGAAATCCGGCGTTACGTTCACAGAAGCAGAAAAGGAACGAATTCAAACGCTCGTCGATTCTAATAAAATGGGCGAAGCGCAAACTCTCATCCTTGAGGCTATCGAAAAGCAAGTCGGAGGAACAGCAGAAGCTACGGCGAACGCATCCGATCGGATGCGAGTCGCATTCTCGCAAGTTATGGAACGCCTCGGAGGAGTGCTTCTTCCGCTATTCGAACGCTTCACGAAGTTTCTTATTGACGACGTCTTCCCGGTTCTTCAAAAGATGGGCGATAAGTTTCTCCCGGTCATCTCGGAAGCTTTCGGAAAAGTCGGAGACTTCATCGCCGATAAAGTCGTCCCTATTGTTAGAGACGTTCTTATTCCGATCTTTCTACGTCTCGCGGAATATATAACTAAAAACGTCGTCCCGGTCGTAATGGACCTCTGGAAGAGAGTTTTTTCAGGTCTAGCGGGAATCTTCGACGTCTTGGTCAAAAAAATCGAAGAGAATCGAGATAACATAAATAAACTTGTTTCGTTCTTTAAGACTTTAGCTAACTTCGTAGTAAATACGGTCGCGCCGATACTTATAAAAGTTCTCGGCGGCGCATTCAAAATCGTTACCGACGCTCTAGGGCCCGTTCTAGACGTCGTTTTTTTACTTATGGGAGCGTTCGCCGATCTTGGAAGTTTCTTAATAAAAGTCGCTAACTCGGTTCTCGGCACAATCGAGGCGATGGTGAACGGAATCATTACCGGAGTAAATAAAGCTATTGGTCTTCTAAATAAATTACCCGGCGTCAATATAAGCCCTATCGGAGAAATCTCTATCAGTCTTCCAACCATTAGCGGACCGTCTCTAAAAACCGATAGTGCTTTCAATGCTCCATCTCTTGCGGATCGGATGCCTAGTCCATCTCTACAGATTCCGACCGTTTCGGGAAGTATTGGCGATGGAATCGACACGGAAAGCGGAGACGGAAGTAGCACAACCGGAGGAAGCGGCAGAGTCGGCGGAAGTGTAGGAATCGGTATTCCCGACCAGACAATTTTTAGCACTCCGGGGACGAGCGCTTTAACGACTTTCGGGATGGCGGAACGTATCGCCGCGATGGAATCGGTTCGCGGAACTCAAGCCGCGCCGGTGAATATAACCGTGAACACGGTTACAGCCGACGCGAATCTTCCAAACCTTATAGTCGAATCTTTACAGCGCTATAACCTTATTAGCGGGCCGGTAGACGTCCAGATCGCCGCGTAATATGGCGACGTTAATAACCGGCGGGAATTATGTCCTCGAAATGGATACCGGCTTCGGCGACGGCTTCACTTTAGACGACACACAGCAAGGAGTTCTCAATAATACGACCTACGTCCTAGACGGCGTCGATCAGTTCTCCG